GTTCGGAACTGAGGTCCTGACAACGGGATCGAATGATCCACAACCGTGATCCACAGCGTGTTGGCGGGCAGTGTCCTCAAGTATCTTGAGGTCCTTACGAATAGCGGAGATCATATCAAGTTCAGCTTTGATGCTGTCCCTTACTGATCCGCTATCAGCTTCACTGATTTCCCCGATGATCAATTCTTTTAATGCGAGAGTGTTATACATAATGTTTCCTTATTAAGATAAGCGAACCCGTTCCGCCTATCTCTACAAGATAATCGCAACGATCTCAGAATACAATAGCTACCAACAATTTATTTACAACCAAACGACAAGTAATATCAAGCTGCTTAGGGGTTACTGGACCGTTTGACCTTGAACATTTTGCTCGATCTCGAGGGGCACCCCCCAAATATACGCGGGTGCATCGTGTCCGTCCGTCCTATATAGTTGGTCTGGTAAATTCATTCGGAGGTAATTCCATTTGGGCAACAACCAAACAACAATAGGGGTCCCTAGGCCCCAAAAATATTATGGGTGTAATTTCATTTGGGTTTTGTGTATGCTGGGTTCAACGAGCAAAGGTTTGAGGGTTCATGTCTGATTTTCGCAGCAAGCTAGGTACGACGGAGAGCAGTGGCCGGTACGGTGTAACTAACAACGAGGGTTTCACTGGCAAGTATCAGTTTGGCTCTGCTCGACTAAAAGATTACATGTCCGCGAACAACGTTAACTTTTCGATGGATCAGTTTCGTCAGAGCCCTGAGTTACAGGAAAAGGTCCAAAGCTGGCATGAGTCGGACATCATGGCTTATTTTTCTGATGAGGACCGAGGGTTAAGCAAGTATCTTGGCAAAGAGGTTGGTGGAATTTTAATCACGCCTGGAAGTGTGCTTGGCATGGCTCATCTTGGCGGCAAGACTGGTTTGCGCAAGTTCCTTGAGTCGGGGGGCGCGTACAATCCAAAGGATTCCAACGGCACTCGGCTAAGTGACTACGGCCAGAAGTTTGCGGGTTCTGCGATTGCTAATGCTCCTCTTGCGGGGATCAAGTCTGTAGCTCCGGCTGCTGTACAACCTTTAGGCAAGCCTGTCAGAGACAAGAGTTTTGAAGAGTTAATGGCGATGTTTGAGGAATCGCAGGGCGCCCGTCCTGTTCGTCAGAATGTTCCTGACATGCGGTCTGGTGCTTCTGGCAACTTGAGTCCTTTAAGCAGTTTGCGATTACCGAACAGTGATATGATTGCCCGTTATTCTACTCCGGGCGGCATAGGTACGTTGAAGGGGTAGTTATGAACCTAGCTCTAAAGTCATGGGACGTTCCATATAAACCCTCTGGGGATTGTTTAATTGAGCTTGTTCAGGATTTCAGCCCTGCGGTAGCCCGCGCTGTTTTAGATTTAGGTCAGAAGGCTCATGAGGAGAGTGCTCATAGTCACTTGGCCCTTGATTCTGTCTTTTTATTAGAGAATGCGGAGTGTTACACTCACCTTGAGAACCATGCTTTTTGGTTAGCGTGGGATGGAGACGAGGCTGTCGGGGTTTTTGCTGGCAACGCTAATCCGTATTTTTTCAGTCGGGACTTGGTAGCGGGTGATAGTTTGTGGTATGTTGTACCTGAGAAGCGTGGATCAGGGGTTGGTCTTCAATTATTGGGTTTGTTTGAGCAGTGGGCGGAAGAGTTAGGTGTTGTTGACATACGTATTGGTCAGACATCTAAGCTTGATCCACGGGTCTTTAATGGGATATTGAACAGTAGGGGCTACGATTGTGTTGGTTCGTACTTTGTGAGGAAGGTTGATCATGTCTAGTAATTCACTTTGGAATCCATTTATGTTTTCGGTGTTCCGTGATCCTCGGACCTTTAAGAATGATACCCCGGCCAATCCCGCTCCTAAAGTTAAAAGTGGCTACAAAGAACGGCAAAGCAAAAGAAAGTCTGGTACGCCAGCCCCACAAAACTACAGCGTTGCTGACGATTTGAAAATTGGCCTTGGCCTGATGCCAGAGACTGAGGATTACAGGGCTCGCACGAATAGGACTCTTGCAAGAATAGCATCTAATAAGAAGCCTGAGAAACGGACCGTAGCGGACAATATGAAGATAGCCCGTGCAGCAGCAGCAGCTGCGGCCCCTGTAGCACCTGTGGCCCCTGAAGTTTCATCCTTGGCCCCTGAAACTTCGCTTAGACCCCAAGGCCGTCCTTCATCCTTGGCCCCTGAGACTTCGCCTAGACCTCGAGGCCGTCCTACACCTACGGGTCCTTCCCCTTCTTATGCCACTATGGATATGGGCGAGGCTGGGCGAGGCGCGAATCTTGGTATGGTCACACCTACGGGTCCTGTTTTTCCTCAAGGTGCAGACACAGAAACCTTCCCGACTGTAGGAACAACGGTTCCCCTTGACGAGATCCTTACTCCTGGTGAGATAGCGGCGAGAGAGTTTCAGCGGGAGATAGATTCCCGAGGCCCACAGGTTCCGTTTTTAACTGCGCAAGACCAGTACATGAACCCTAATCTGGGCGTTTCTAGCTATGACGATGGTCCAATGCTTGCGGAACAAGCAATAAATAATATGCCCCCTTTGTCCTACACTTATGGAGAAGATTACACTCCCACAGGTGCAGAGTTACTGGCTCAGTTAGCGGCGAATGGTCAGACTGACCTGCGGAACAATGGGAATGGCGCAACTTACGATGGAACTGGCCTCAACCCCGACACGATTGATGGTTTAAATACTGCTGTCACCAACTTTGGTGACCGAGTAATTCCTGGTGAGTTAGCTGCACGAGGCCCTGTTCCAAACACGGGTAGCAGGGGCTCTGAGTCTTTAAATATACAAGCGGTCCCTGATCCTGTTTCTGTTTCTTCTGGGCAGGCTACTAATCCGAGGCTTGGTTATGAGTCTGGTCAAGATGTTTTGCAGGCGTCTCCTGATTACTTAACTGGTTTAGACGGTTTTGGCCCGAATACTGTAGGACAGGTGGACGACACTTACTATGGCGGCGGTGCCGGCACGGTTAGTCCGAGTGCTGCGGTTCAAACTATACAGAACGAAAACCCTGACCCTTTCGGCGGAAAAGCTTTTTACGACAAATACATTAATGATCCTTTTAGGGCTGCCACAAGTACGTTGTCCCAAGACGCTAGTGCCACTATAGATGGCCTAGCAAACTCTTTCGATCAAGCGTCATATGACGCGGCAGTGCGGGCAACTAAGGACGGATACGCACAAACTCCCTCGTCTTTCAGCGCATATGGTGGGTCACCAGTTTTCAGCTTGTTTAATCCGAGGGCAAAAACGGAACTGGAAGCGGCGCCTAGTAATTTTACTGGGGCTCGTGACGCTACAACTGGCGCAGTTAACTATTTTGATGCCTTGGGTGAAACAGAGTACGATAAAATAACCGCTGAAGGCCGGGACGCGATGGAACAATCTCGGTCCCAGGCGAGCTTTCAAGACTTACTACAGGGGGAATACAACCCTGTTGGAGAGGCTAGTGCTCGAGGCGTTGCTTTGAATACTTTTGGAGAAATAGCGTCGTATGGCCCTGAAGTTTTGGCTTCGGTGTTTGGTGGTGCCCCCGGAATAGCGGCAGTGGCTACGCAAGGGTTTGGAGAATCTGCTGGCGGTTTGTCTCAGGAAGTAGATGCGTATATAGCGGCTCTGGATCAAGCGGGTGAACTAAGCACGGCGCCGAACTATAACGCGGCTGTGTCTAGTTATACGAAGATGTTCATGGAAAATGGAGTTGATCCTGCCTTGGCCCAAGCTCAAGCTCGGTCCGAAGCAAAAGCTCAAATTGCTTTTGAAGCAAAAAAGAACATGAACAAAGTAGGTATGGTCGGCGCTGTTGCAGATGTCTTGTTTACGGGTCTTGCCTCTCCTTTTGCGAAAGCAGGAATAAAAACTCTTGCTACCGCTGGTCCTTTAAAATCTACTGCGATTAACACTGGAAGAACTGCGGCAGGCTCCACGTATGGAGCAATTAACGAAGGCTCTTCCGAAATGGTCGAGCAAGGCGGAACCAACTATGGCATTAAGGACGCATTAAATCCCAACTATAGCCTGGGGACAAATGTTGGTGGAGCGTTTTTGGAGGCCGCTGCTGCGGGCTCGGTAAAACCGGGGGCTGATCGTGCAGCTAAAAATCTTCAGCTAGCCAAGGATAATGTCTTTAACACTGCCCCAGGCATTTCTTCTGCTATACCTAACCAAGGGATGAACCCAGCGGATCAAGCACCGTATGGCGGCATGGATACGTCTGGTATTAAGCCAGGGTTCGCGCCCCGAAGACAGCCTAATGCTGCGGGTCCCGCTCAAACGATAGATGGCACGATAAACGTTGCTCAACCACAAGGCCCTAACCCTAACCAAGGCTTGGCATCTATTGCCTACAATCCAGCCCTAAACCCCAACGCGGGATCTTTAGCTACATCTAGCGGTGTTACGACGGCGTATGACGATTCGCAGGACCCACGCGGCCCTGACCAGCGGAACACTCCGGTTGATGCATTTACCACTTCCTTGGACACAATGGGTGCAGCGGAAATTATTAAAAACGAAATAGAGACCACGGGTGGATTGAGTAACGATGTAGCGATAAAACTATCTGAAGCCACAGGCTTGGAAATGGTTGATATTGAGGCGATAGCGAAAACTATAGTTCCGGGTATAGTAGTAGATCCGAATCTTATGGATGAGAAACGCTTTAATCCAGGGGCGGAAGGAACAAGAACAGCCTTTGGTGGATCTAATATTAAAGTCACTCAAAATGCGGACGGCAGCAAGACTCTCACCAATGTTACCACGGGTGATCCTAATCACGTTGCAAGAGTGGAAAAAGGTGAAAACGTGTCCGACGCAGTGGCGAAGTTTGACGAGATTACCACGGGTAATTCAACGGGTTCTGCCACGGTGGATACTAACGCGATTAAAGTTAATTCAGAAGGAATAGCTTCTTTAGCAACTGATGGCACTAAAATCTTAAAGCCGGACGAAAATGGCAGGCTTATGGACCGAGGCAATCCGTTCACGGGCGTCCAACAAGGTACACAAGGTACGACTTACGTTGACGGAATTGCTGTCCCAAGCACGGGCACTGATCTAGCGGTTGCTAACACAGCGTCTACGGACGTAGCAGTTGATACTGCGGCAGCAGCGGAAGCAGCAGCAGCAGCGGAAACGGGCACGGATGTCACAGTAGCGAATCCTGTTGATCTTACTGAGGACACAACGGTTAATGCAGATGGTACGACGGATGTAGTGATCGACGGTAACACAGATCTAACTACGGACACAAACACAGATCTAACTACGGACACAAACACAGATCTAACTACGGACACAAACTTAAACACTGACCTAGATACCGTGGTAGAGGTTGACGATGCTCTTGAGGGTGTGTTTACAGTCGACACCAAGAAAGTGCCATTAACGGACCAGACTGATACAAAGAAAACTGACACAGTTAAATCTGTACCAATTGACACTGGCGTTCTTGTTAACAAGGCGATAAGTTTTGATCCCCCTGAGCCAGAAGAAGAAGACACTATAGTAGAGATTGACGATCCTGTAGTTAGTGTTCCTGATGCTCCAATTGAGCCACCGCTTCCGACTATGGAAACAAACTCTAGGGGCGAGACTGTTTACTCATGCGCCGAACCGTTTGTTCTTTCCTACAACGGAAACGGCGATCCTATTTGCGCGCTTACAAAAACAACTACGAAGAAGATGGGTCGTAAGCGGAATAGATTTGGCGGGGCTTATGGTTCAGGATTGGCTTCTACAAACAGGGTAGGTCGATCACAGCTAAGAGGCGTTCAGAAATCGACTACGAAAGAGTATTCTGATCCTATATCCACTCGAAGCTAGATAATGAACTTACAAGCTTTACCAGAGGAAGCCTTAAAAGAAATCTTAGCCTTAACCGAGGCTAAGAACCGGCTAGACTTGCAAGAGATAGCTCAAGAGAAGTTCATGCCTTTTGCGCACCATGTGTATGATAACTTTATTGAGGGCAGGCATCACCGTGTTATTGCGGAAAAGCTTGAGCGTGTTGCTCGAGGAGAGTTAAAGCGGTTGATTATCAACATGCCTCCTCGACATTCTAAGTCTGAGTTTGCTAGTTACTTGATGCCTGCATGGTTTTTGGGCAGGAATCCTAAGTTGAAGATCATCCAAGCGACCCACAACACAGAGCTAGCCGTCCGGTTTGGCCGTAAAGTAAGGGACTTGATAGATGATCCAATGTATAAAGAGATTTTTCCAAACACAAATCTCAAGGAAGACAATAAGGGCGCGGGTAAATGGGGCACTACAGCGGGTGCAGAGTACTTTGCTGCTGGTGTGGGAGCAGCTATCACTGGGCGTGGTGCGGATTTACTTATCATTGACGACCCTCATTCGGAGCAAGATGCGTTAAGCGAGAACGCTTTCGACCACGCATACGAATGGTACACTTCTGGACCCCGCCAGCGTCTTCAACCGGGTGGCACGATCATTTTGGTCATGACCCGCTGGGGTAAAAAAGACTTGACAGGCAGATTACTGGCCCAGCAGGGCAGTGATATCATGTCTGACCAGTGGGAGGTTGTGGAGTTCCCTGCAATACTTCCTAGTGACAAACCGTTGTGGCCTGAGTTCTGGGATAAGGATGCTTTATTATCTATTAAAGCGTCGTTGCCTGTGGCGAAATGGAATGCTCAGTGGCAGCAGACCCCAACATCTTCTGAATCGGCTATTATTAAGCGTGAATGGTGGATGAAGTGGGAAAAGGAAGAGATCCCTGCAATAAAGTATGTTTTGCAGGCGTATGACACGGCTTTTTCCAAGAAACAAACTGCGGATTACTCTGCGATCACGACTTGGGGGGTGTTTAACCCAGAAGAAGGGGGACCAGATCACCTGATATTGCTAGATGCACAACGTGGCAGGTGGAATTTCCCTGAATTAAAAGAGAAAGCCTTTGAAGAACACGAGTACTGGGAGCCGGACATGGTTTTGGTTGAGGCGAAAGCGACGGGTACGCCCCTTATTGACGAGCTTCGATTACGTGGTATTCCTGCCTTGGGGTTCTCGCCGGGTAAAGGATCTGATAAGGTGACCAGAATGCACATGGTTGCACCTTTATTTGAGGCCGGTGTAGTCTGGGCTCCAGATGACAAAAAGTTTGCGGATGAGGTAATCGAAGAGGTTGTTTCATTTCCTAATGGAGATCATGATGATTTTTGTGATAGTATGACACTAGCACTGATGCGTTTTCGACAAGGAGGGTTTATATCCTTGCTTGGTGAAGAAGAAGAGGAACTGTTTATTCCTCAAAAACGGGAGTACTACTAATGGCCTTACCACCTCTTATGGATTCTGCAATTTCTTTGGAAGATATGGCGCCAAATGAGGCATCTGTAGATGTAGAAGTAAACGCGCCGATAGATTTGTTTCCCAATGGTGCTGAAGTCACTCAAGACGCAGAGGGTGGCGCGATTATTGAGGCACTAGAGGAACTTGCTTTCCAAGGTCAGCTAGAAGCTCCAATGGATCACAACGCTAATCTGTCTGAGTTCCTGCCAAATGAGGCTCTTGGGGAGATATCTTCGGACCTTCGTGCGTCTTATGAGGATGACTTATCATCTCGCGCGGACTGGGAAGAGGCGTATACTAGAGGGCTGGATCAGCTTGGCATAAAACATGAGGAACGCTCTCAGCCGTTTCAAGGTGCGTCTGGTGTTACGCATCCTTTGATTACGGAGAGTGTGACCCAGTTTCAGTCACAAGCATACAAAGAATTGTTGCCTGCGGGTGGCCCTGTGCAAACTCAAGTACTAGGTTTGCAGGATTCGGCTCGTGAAGAGCAGGCGGCTCGCGTTAAAGACTTTATGAATTACCAGATCACAGAGGTGATGGAAGAGTTTGATCCTGACATGGATCAGTTGTTGTTTTATTTACCCCTTTCAGGATCAACATTTAAAAAAGTTTACTATGACGAAACGAGGCAACGAGCGGTGTCCAGGTTCATACCTGCGCAGGATCTGGTTGTTTCTTATATGGCGTCGGACTTACAGACAGCGGCTCGTGTTACGCATGTCTTGCGTATGGATGCTAACGAAGTTCGTAAGATGCAGGTTTCGGGTTTTTACCGAGACATTGAATTATCTAAGTATGAGTCCGAAGACAACGAAGTACGTCAGAAGATTAACGAAATTCAAGGAACATCCAAGACGTATGCGGACGAAGTGTTCACCGTTCTTGAGATGCACGTTGACCTCGACCTTGAGGGCTTTGAGGACATGACTCCTATGGGGGAACCGTCTGGAATAGCTCTACCATACATTGTTACGATGGATGAGGGTTCAGGAAATATTTTAGCTATACGTCGTAACTTTGAAGAGGATTCGGGTATAGCTAAGAAGACACAGTATTTTGTTCATTACAAGTTTATGCCTGGACTAGGCTTTTACGGTTTTGGCGTAATACATATGATTGGTGGTCTTGGCCGTGCGGCTACGAGTATCTTACGTCAGTTAATTGATGCAGGTACTTTAGCCAACCTCCCGGCAGGGTTTAAGGCCAGGGGTGTACGGGTTCGTAACGATGACGAGCCTTTGCAACCGGGTGAGTGGCGGGACATAGATGCGCCGGGCGGAAACATACGGGACGCTATTATCCCGTTACCATACAAGGAACCATCGGCTACTTTAGCACAGTTGCTAGGAGCCCTTGTGGACGGCGGCAGGAGATTCATTTCCCTTGCTGACCAGCAGACAGGAGACGGAAACACTTCCGCCCCTGTAGGCACGACTGTGGCGCTCTTAGAGCGTGGCATGAAAGTTATGTCTGCAATACATAAGCGCCTGCATTACGCACAGAAGACAGAGTTCCGTATTCTGGCTCGTATATTTAAAAACAACCTACCTAAAGAGTATCCATATGATGTGGCGGGTGGGAGCCGAACGATTTTTGTAGAAGACTTTGACAACCGTGTTGATGTTATTCCAGTCAGTGATCCTAACATATTCTCCATGGCGCAACGAGTTACTTTGGCTCAGACGCAGTTGCAGTTGGCGCAGTCTAATCCTCAGATTCATAACCTGCATGCAGCATACAGAAGAATGTATCAGGCTCTTGAGGTACAGAATATTGAAGAAGTATTGCCTGCTCCTCCCGAGCCTAAGCCGTTAGACCCTGCAATTGAGAATGCCCGTGGTTTGATGGGAGAAATCCTGACTACATTCCCTGAGCAGGATCACGACGTGCATATTCGCATACACCTTATGTTTATGAAGACTCCTCTGGTTATGACTTCTCCTCAGTCTATGGGTACGTTTTACGCCCACATACAGGAGCATGTTTCACAGAAAGCTCGTAAGATGGTTATGCAAGAGATCGAAGCTATTTTGAAGAAAGCTCAAGAAGCGATGGCGAGTGGAACGTTAGATCCACAGGCGGGGCAACAAGAGATAATGCAGGTTCAACAGAACATGCAAGACCCTGCTCAGATCGAGCAGATGATCTCAATTCAAATGGAAAAAGTACTAGAAGAAATAATGCCACAGATGATGCCTCAAGGGAACAGTCCTATGGATGATCCTCTGGTGCAAATCCGTATGCAGGAGCTTGCATTAAAAGAGAAAGATTTGGTCCGTAAGACTGAAGAAGACCAAGGACAGATGATGATTGAGTTACAGAGACTACAACAACGCTCTGCTTCAGATGCGGCTAGGATCGAGAGTCAAGAAGAAATTGCGGAAGAAAGAAACGTTGTAAATCGCGAACGCATTGACGTTCAACGAGATAAGATCCGGGGCAGCTAATGCCTCATAGGTTTGTCGTTAAGTTTTGATGGATCGTATAAATGGCTGTTTTAGAAACTATTGCGGCGGCTAACGCTGCGTATTCAATAATTAAGAAGTGTCTTGAGAACGGGCGCGAAGTTAAGGACATGGTGGGCCATGTTGGCAAGTTTCTCAACGCTGAGGACGAGCTTAAGGATGCCGTAAAGCGTAAGAAGAATAATCCCATCTCTGCTATTA